CGGCTTTTAAGTCCGAGCATAAACACCGGCATACATTACTTTCTTAAGATTTAATTCAACTTTATTCATTTGAATAGTTACAAAATTTTTAGCAACGTTTGTAACTACACAATCTACACCATTTTTTGAAATACAGTGTTGCCCTATTTCGAAATCCTTAACCTTCACCAAACTCATCCTTCCTCAATGTTTTATTCATTTGCACAAAAAACTTGTGCTTCCATTCGTTAAGTTTAGCTTTATCCATCTCTGATAGATTAGCGAATTCAGGGTGTGTGATTGTAGCATATTTTTCAAAATTTGCTTCTAGATCTTCTAACACGCTGCATGTAACATAGCGTACAAAATTTTTAGGTGTTAGGTTCTGATTGTTTACTTTCAATATCATATTTAGCAATTAGATTAACGAGTTCTTCACGAAATGATGTATTAGACTGAAATTCTTCTGGCAAAAGGACAGAAACTTTAGCGAGCCAATCAGTCATATCTGTAGCTCGTTCATTCATTCTGCTCGTGCTTGCTTGCATCTTTTCAGCAATCTGATTAAGCTTGCTGAGCTTTTCCATACAAGACGGATCCGCCATTAGTTTGAATAAATCTTTTTCTTTACGAAAAAGAGGTTGCATTTTCTTAGGCTTGTGTTTCTTCATTAGTAACCCTGTCGTATTCAGCCCAAAGCTTTTCAGCAATAGCTTCTCTTAGTTGTGTAGTAGTTGGATAAACAAAATGTGCATTGTGCTTATTGCCTGGATTTTTAGGATAAGTCACATATTTAACACCATTATCATTCTTGTAAAGTTTAACGCCAGATACGCCTATAGATTTAGCAAGTGTAAACTGTGCAATTGCTACACAATTGTTTTGACCTGCGATAGGGAGAATGTGGATATTAGAAACTTCGACCATGTTAGTTTTACCTCTTGTTAAAATAAGTTATGAGTATAATTTAATCAATTATACTCATTGTGTAAATAGTGTTTAATTAGATTTTTTCGTTCTGCCGCGCTTTCGTTTTGGCTTTTCTTCAGTAGGTTTTAACTTACGATTAGCAGTAGTAACGCAATTAATTGCATAGTCTAGCTTATCTTTATATGGCTTGTTTAGTAATTCCTTTGGCAGTTGTACTAATTCTACCATAGTTTCGATATCTTTAACATCATCGCCTGGCTTAATAACATCGCCAGTTTTGCTGTTTTTAACTATTTGAATTACATCTTCGCATGATACTACGTTTTCGTCGCAAACGCTGTTCTTAAGACTATAGTCTTCTACATCGGTATTGATTAGTTCTATATCGCTAGCGCTTAACGGCTGAAGAATATTATCGCTTAGTTCTTGCCAAAGATCAGCCTGTTTCTTAGCTTCTGCACATGCAGCAGAAATTGACTCAGATGGCATAGGCTCTATTTTACGCACTGTCGAAGATGCAGCATAATCTTCGCATGATACGTCAGATTTCTCTTCAGTCAATAGCTGTGCTGCGATTGACATTACTTCTTTTTCTTTAGCTGCACGTACGATATCTTCGCAAATATCTTCAGCTTTACTATCTAACGTACGAATAATGCTAGCTTCATCTAACATCATCGGGCTATTAAATAGTGCAAAGTTAGAAATCAATATAAGTGCATTTTTTACGTAATCATTTTCTTCTGAATAGATCATCGCATGCATAGCCTGACACAAACGAGTATTCGATGCTAATGCAGTAAAACCTATGCTGCTGCCATTATCTTCTGAAAGATCGTAAAAATTATGATGTGCTACATAGTCGTTTAGATACCATACAGCCTTGTGCAAATCTTCTACTGGCTTGTTCTTAAGTCTAAACCTACACAGATATTTCCAAGCATTGCCAAGATCAAAATCTAAATTACGAGTTACTTCGATAATTTCGATGCCGCTAGCATTACTTGTATAATGTGACGGGTGATTAACTGGATCGTTATTCATAATATTGTGTTGCCTCCATCTTCTTAATTAAGGCTGCTTGCTGTTTTTCCATAGCAATTTTCTGTTCTAGAGCAACTTTAGCCTTATATTCCTCTAGACGTTGTGCATTCTTAATATTTGCAGCTTGTATTCTAAAAGGCAAAATAGCACAGACCAAAAAGCCGATAAATGCTCCGCCATATTTAAGAATTAGCAAGGAAATAGAACGAATGTATGGCGTAAGAAAAACGCCATACATGCCTAGTAGGCCTAGCACCCAAGCATACAAAACTACTAATACAATAGAAATTGCGATTAGTTGTTTCTTAGATAGATTCGTCATCGTCGAGAGGTCCAATACATTCAGAAGCAGGAACTACACAATACTTAACCTTCTTGCCGCCCTTAGTGATAGGCAAAGTAGCAAGTACGCCCTGATTAACTAGTACGCGATCGCCAACACTGAAACCGTGTGGAATAATCTTATCAGCATAAGGATTGTAACGTCCAGGGCCAACCTGTACTACCTTACATGCCTTATAGCCAAGATTACCAACTGATGGGATAAAAATACCACCAATTGTCTGTTCTGAAATTGCTTCTACTAGAATTTTGTCTTCATTTAACTTCATATCAATTATCTCCAATAATATGATTCTATTTATGTTAAAATATAATTAAAAAATTCGAAGTTAAAACTTCGAATTTTAATGGCATTATGCATGAATTTTATGAATGGAATGTATTCCACATTCTTCTACGCCATGCTGAAGGATCCATACATGCAAATGTGAAAGCCTTCTGGAATAGACGCCAGTTTAAATTCATGTTATACTTTTTGATGTGTGCCATATATTCATCGGACAAGATGAATTCTAGCACTTCATTCTTTAGTGCGTCTTTACCTGCAGCTAGATCAACCGTAGCACCAGTAACACGATTTGAAGCTGGAACTTTAACGCCAGATATTCTAGCACGCATGATTTTGCTAATGTCTTCAGTTTTTAGCTTAACATCGATGACATCGCATCTAGTCAATAATGCGCTATCAACTTTACGTACCGGAAGGTTGGTGATAAACACAATGGAACCCGTGAATTCAAAAGTAGATGGTAATCTATGCTTTTTATCATTCTTGACCAAGTTCTTGATGATTTCGTTTGGCAAGCCAGCAGTATCCAATGTATCGGATGTGCTCCAGGTTACGAATCTGTGTTCCTTAGTATCAAGAGCAGCCTTAAACAAGTTAGCAACATTTTTATTAGTTAAAGCATCATCACAGTCGTCGAATACTATAATCTTGTCATAGTGTTCTAGCAAAGCTAAAAATACAGCTTTAGCAGAAGTCTTACCTGATTCTTTAAACCAATCTTCATTAAAGACCATACCTGCTTCATTAAATGCTTTTTCTACATGGTGAGATTTACCTAAACCACCAGCGCCAGTAATCAAAACTGCCTTAAATCCACTTTGTTCACCACACAAAGATTTAACAGATGATTCAACATCAGCAAAAATAGTATCTGGATCAGCCCAATACTCTGGCGGTGGTTCAGTGACGTTAGTGTTTTTAGCAGGCTTTACAGCCGCAGCTTTAGTTTCCTCTGCTGGTTTTGCCGCAGGAGTAGCTTGCTTAGCCTGTTTGACAGGCTTAAACGAAAAATTGAAACCGTCATCTGCTTCAGTAAGAATATCTGAATAAATTTCTTCAGTAAATTCTTTGCCTTCGCTGATAATCATATCAGCCGCATACTTTTTATTATCATAGCATTTTGCTAATCTATCAAAAACTGCCTCAACAATTGGCTTCATTTTATCGATAGTTGTATCTTCAAAAATGGCTTCTTTATCTGGCTTTGTCGGGCTTCCTGCATAATCTCGCCAATATGAAATAGAAGCAAATTCGTCAGATTCTGTCCAATTAACGCTAATTGCTTTTTCAGATAGCTGATCTCTATACAGTGACATGATATAACTGCCAGATTCATCCATCACTCGTAAATTTGTGACAAACTTAAACGCAGAATCTAATTTATAATCTGCAGTTCTAGTAATAAAATCTGCTAAAACTTGTGATCTATTAGTCTTTCGTGTGTCGATTATAGACTTAAGAGATATCATACAGTCTCCAAATATTTTAATTATTTATATGCTTCGTATGCAGCATGCCATTTTTTGGTCAAATTTTTGACATCTAACTCCGAAAGTAACTGTAAATACCTTTCGGCTTCGCGTTTTCCTACTTTATACTCACTAGTTATAGCAAAAGCTATTTCTGGGTCTAAAGTTTTTGTTGATTTATACGCTTTATAATCAAAATAGTGCTTTTGTCTATTAATCAATGAACACAAAAAATTATAATGTTGTTCATCACTCAATTTAAGTGTAGACAATTTAGCTATAATCGGCAAATATTGTTTCTTGCTACTAATAAAACGATTAAGCATGAATTGACTGTAAGCTTTCTTAAAATCTTCGCTTAAATCAATCCATGCAGTTTTACTAGTTTCTATTTCATTAATAATATCAAATATATTCATTTGTAAAATTTAATAAAAAACTAGTTATTTGAAAATAGTGTACTTACCTATTGGCCAATGGTCTATCTTTGGTGTCCACTTATTGATGAATACTTGACGATAAGATTCAAATTCTGGCGGCATTTCGCCGACTGAATCGTGCTTCGAAGAAATTCCGATAGTGGCAATATCAAATTTCTTAGACAAAGCTTGACAACAAATATCAGCATCATAAAAGTGGTAGCCTACCAAATTTTCGTCAAATCTGACGCCAGCTTCAAAAACACGTCTGTGTATAAACATGCAGCAACCATCTACTGTCGCCAAGCCTTTATGTGTGCCAGGCCAATCATTCATGTCAGTAGTATGACCATCAGGGTAGCCTTGCGTAATGCTTCCTGCTGCATTGATAGCTCTGTTAGGAACCCACCATACTGCAGAGCTTTCTAACAAATAAGTACCAATAACACCTGCTACGCCTATGTGTTCATCGCTAAAAAGTGCGTTAAGCTGATACGTAAGTACATCCATTGGCGTATTAATAGTCAAATCATCATGCCTAAAACAGAAAATATCTTCATTTGAAGGTAAACAAATATTTTCAATCGCATGATTATATTTCTTCGCCATGCTATCGAGCTTATCTGAATTTGCTATATAGTGAATATTGCCTTCATCTTGTTTAGCATCTTTAACTGAAACTATTTCTATCATAAATCCCTCATTTCAAATGGAGCTGCATCAGTTCGTTTAGAAGATGCATACGCAGCTATCACATAATTGGCCAGTTTAGAATATTCTTTAGTCTTATTAAGATCGAAAATAACTAGCTTAGCTGAAGATATATTAGACGTTGCGATTATTTCTTTAGAATGCTGATCTATATTCATCGCATCTATCACGTCTACGTCGTATGGAATTTCACCTTTTTCAAATGCTTGATCCATAACCTTTTTTCTAACTTCTTCACTTGTGTTAGGTGGAAAAACGTAATAAGCAAATGCACAGTGCTGTTTGATAGTAGCTAGTTTTTGAACTACTTCTTCTGGCTTCAATGGATCTCTGCCAAATGTTTCTTCTAAATATCTAGCAAGTTTAGGAAGTGTCCAATCGTGTGGATCATCGGACATATCAAACAATTCGCCCATGGTAGACCATTGCAAATCATTATCGATAAATGATGCAGTAATTGGTAACGAGCCTTTGCCTGTTAGAGCATAGATAGCACTTTTATCGGCTTCCAAAACGCATTCTACAATGTGTAGATTAGCGTTATCTATCATAGTAAGCGATTCTTTATATGATGTACAAAAATGACAAGCATCAGAAACAAACACGTATACACCGTGTTTGAGTCCTAGCATGAAATCTTTTGCACTCATTTTAGACGAGTCAAACATTTAAACCTCTAATTGCATAATTTCAAGAATTGCACATGCAACCATAAGGTCTGGCAATGTTGATACAGCACATTGTGGCTCCCACTGTCCAAGAATCATAATTGCTTGTGCTTTGTATTTATTATCCATCGTCGGAATATATTCTTCAAACAGATGTCTAAACACATCAGTATAAGCAAAGCCATTACTATTAATATAGTTTCTAGCACCAACTAGATCCTTCTTCTTAATCAAGTCAGTTAATTCACTGCTAACTTGCTTAAATGCTAAAATGCCAGCATCAATCTTGCCATACATTGCGGCATATTTTTGAAGCATCGTAATCATCTTACGCATAGAAGGATACAAAGATTCTACAATATTAGGTAGTAGGGTTTCATCGTATTCTATGCCTTCATTCTTTAGAATACCAGCTAGACGATTTACCATCTTAGCCATTAGTGCAGGCTTATATTCAGCTTTAGACATATTAAAGTCGAAAACCTGTGTACGTCCTTCTCTAAGTGGTTCGATAATTTTAGAAATATTGTTGCAAGTTAGAATAAATCTTGCGTATTTCTTAAATTCGTCAATATAGCCACGGAGAGCTTGCTGGAATGGTACAGTCAAACCATCAGCTTCGTCTAGAATAACCACTTTAGGTCTGCCAAACAAAGATCTAGTCTGAGCAAATTCTGCGATTTGTTCTCTTGCTACAGCAATACCATTATCTGAAGATGCATTGATATACAAAGAATCCGCGTTAAGATCACGCACAATAGCCTTAGCTAATGTAGTTTTGCCAGTACCAGGCATAGGCGAACACAAAAGAAGATTATGAGTAGTGCCTTGTGCTATCATGTCAGTGAAATACTTTTTGAATTCATCTGGCATGACAAGATCTTTTACATGCTGTGGTCTGTACTTTTCTTCCCAAATAAGATTAGCAAAATTACTTGCCATTATGCATTTTCCTCGCGTTCAGACACTAAACTCATATCAACAGATTCTACATGCTTTGTTTTGCTCTTCTTTTTCTGAGCTCTACGTTCAGCACGATTAACAGGTGTATATGCAAGGGGAACGTTGCCTAATTCTCTATCATATTTCGGAAAAATACAAGTGCAAGGCAGTGGTTCGCCTGTATCAGATTTACGGCCTAGATAGCCACGACCATAACACTTCTTACAATTAGGCTTTGGATCATTCAGAATTATGCCCATACCTTCTGCTGCTGCACGCATGATAACCATCGGATCGGCTTCACGAAGATTAATCATTTCTTCTTCAGCTTTTGCGTTATTATTCAATTCTGACGCAATGTCATTTAGTTTTGCTTGATCTAAAATACCCATAAAATCCTCTATTAAGCTTCAGCCATTAGATAAAGATTTACATCAATACCATCTGTACGTTCTTCCGCAAAGTGAATCATACCATCCTTATCGATAGTAACGTTGTACTTGCTCATTGGAAGCATAGACAAGCTAGTTGCAGAAATAGTGATATCAAAATCCTGACCATTAGGCAGTGTTACTACTGAATAGCTCTGAGAACAAACATCGGAAGTCTTTGGGTTAAACAAAGTGATAGTGCAAATGCCATTAGATACTGCAAATTTAATATTAGTTGCACCTACCGTAGAAACCATGCCCTGAATATAACGAAGCTGTTCAACAGATAGTGCAAACTTAGCAGATTCTTCGTTAACGCCAATGTCAAAATAAGAATCAGATTCCGCATCATAAAGTGCTGGCTTGATAATTGCATCTACAATGCCAAGAGTATGCTTGATTTCAGTGTTAATAACTGGCTGCTTGATAACTACAGTTACTGGTTCATTATCACTTTCGTCGTTAACAGTTTCCATCACTGGAAGCTTAGTCTTATCAGAAACCTGACAAGCACTAAAATACTGCTTAAACTTCTGATACATCATGATAGGGAACTTAGTTCCTGTAAAATTGAACTTTTCTGCTGGAGCAGAAATAGTGTAATACACCTTAGTATCACGTGTGTTAGAAGTTACGTACAAGGATTGCTTTTCATTGTCCTTATTGATCAGCACCTGAGGATTAATAGGTGCGATAGATGATAAAACATCTATAAAATTTATATCGTAGTTCAATGAATTTTTCATTTTATTTGATCTCCTTAAAATTATTACAGATTAAATTTAAAAAATTTTGTGTGATAAAAAAGTTATTTTTCGTATTTGCCGCCAATTTGCTGTCTAGCAGTATTTTCGTCGAACTTTAGATTAAAGTATTCCCACACGTCTTTTGGCTGCATACAAAAATAAGCAAATAGTTGTGCAAATTCAGTTAAAACATCGTCAACCAATTTAGTTAGTTCGAAAACATTATCGTCTAGCTCATCATATTCTTTCCACTTTTTGAATCTAAGATTATGAATAAACTTGCCATTTGCTACAGTAATTCTGCCAATTAGTGCTTCAAGCTGTGTGGATGGTTTTACATTAGCAGGTTCAAAGCCTAAATCTGCTGCAGTTTTAATTTTAGAAAAATAATATGATAATGGCTTAGTTGGCATTACGTTTGAAAATAGTAATTGGTTCAAAAAGAAAATCCAAGTATCTATCAATTCAAATTTTGTGTCTTCACTAAAATTATCAGCACACTCGTCAACATCATTCTGAAATTCTTCATATAATTCATGCATTTCAACTATCATACAAGACGCATGATAGCATGCTTCATACACTTTAGACTGTGTTGTGACAGTCACGTCAGAAGGTGTTAATTGTTTTCTTCTTGCTAAAATTTTCTGTTGAAATTCTAGCTGCATAAAAAGCATATCAGTCAAAACTGTATCATTATTGAATGTCTGCATGTTCAGCCTCGTTAAGTTCTATTACGTTAACCCCATTTTCTTTAAGATATTTTAATCCTTCATCAGAACGATCATAAATTTTTGTAAATATAACATTTTTTATGCCAGATGCAACTATCATTTTTGCACAATTGATACATGGCGAATAGCTAACTAGCAACGAACAACCATCTATATTAACATTATTTTTCAATGCGCTCATTAAACAGTTAACTTCAGCATGAATTTCATTACGTTCAGAAAATTCATGATGTGCATCATACCAAGCTTCGGCTGTGACGTGATTAGCACATCTAGTGCATAGATCATTTATCACATGCTGGCCATCTGCATCGACCGTAAAAATTTCATTACAGTGTGTTTTACCTGCTGCTACGCCATTGTATCCAACAGATAACACGACGCCTTGTTTTACTAACAAAGCTGCTACATGTAATCTAGAACATGTAGACAGATCTTCGTATTCTTCCAAAATGTTTCTATACAAATTAATGTACTTTAACTTCATTTTAGTATCTTCCTCAGATAAGGGCGCATATCATTACATTTAACTATAACTGGCGTCGTTGTTATTTTCGGAATCTGGAATAACACCATTTCTTCTATTCTGATATTTGTGTGTTTTTCCAGCATCCATGCATAAGTAGACAGCTGCAATGAATAATGATTGACATTGCAATCATCAAAATCAGTAAATGGTGCAAGCATTTTGTCGTCACTATACTGATTGAAAGTATCCATAGACTTAGAAGTTTTCCAGTCTAAAATAGCATACTTGTCTGTTTTCTTGTTATAAGCTAAGAAGTCAATAGTGCCACATAGTGCATTATCTACGTCATATACGATAAATTCATTCTTGATAGGTACGTAAACATTGGACATCTTTTTGTAAAGACGTTCACAATATGTTTTACGTTCAAGAAAATCTTCATACATGCCTTCAAAATTACTCATGATAGCTTTATTGCCAGCATAATCTTTACGGTACCAAAGATTTTCCATAACTGAATGGATTTCTGTGCCTAGTGTAGTAGCATATGTGCCAGCATAATCCCATTCCACACGTAGCTGTTCTGCTACGTCAGTAATTTCTTGTTCCGAAGGCTTATAAGTAGTGCCTTTTTCGCTTTTAATACGCTTGATTGCTGAATTTCTACGCTTTAGATCCCAATTGACCTTAGGCTCGAATTTTTTGATGAATCCAGTAACAGACTTAAACTTAGTTCCGGATGGAATTAGTATACGTATGTGTTTCATCTACAAAGTAGATGTCGTTAAAAGCATCCCATAATTCTTTAATTGTGTTCATAATTGATAATATAATAAAATTTTAGAACTTTGAAAATGCATTTGAATAATCGCCGATAAAATCTATAACATTAGCAAGTTTATGTTTAATCATAAAATTGTAAAGACCGCGCTTATCAAATTCTCCGCTTTTGCCAAGAATTAACTTTATTTGCAATTTCTGTTGTAAGATTTTCTGGAATAGCATCAAACGAAATTAGAGTATAGTTTCTAGTCCACTCGTCGTGCATATTGGTTTCAGTAAGCCACTTTTCTATATCAGGGAGAATATTCTTCTCGATGAATTTAGGACCTTGTCTATACTTTAAACCAGAAATTCTAGGCACATTATCACCAGCATCGCCTAGAATAATCTTTTCCGTAAGATATGAATCTGGGTTTGCGATTTCGATGTATTTACGCTTCTGACCATCCCACTGTTTATAATTAGGGTATTTAAATAACTGATAAAAGTCTCTGTCAGAAGATTGAACTATAACAGTTGAATCTGGCTGACTTTTTACAATCGTAGCGATTAGATCATCAGCTTCGCAGTGTTCTACCTGTAAAAATTGAAAATTCTTAGCAATTTCTTCAAAATCTTTGATAAATTCATCATTTATTTTGAAAAATACGTCATAATTTATGGCAGAAGCAGCACGTGCTTCAACTCTATTGGCTTTATACTCAGGGTAATAATCTTTACGCCAGTTTCTAAAACCTTCCTTACACATAATCACTCTATCAGGCGAAAATTGCATAATAGTTCTTTTCAGCGAAGAAAGAAATAGAGACTTATAAGCAACAAAAGAAGTATCAGTAGGATCGTATGGCACTACGTGCAAACATCTCTGATACAAATTAGCTGCATCTATTACTAATATGGTTTGTTTTTGATTTTTGATAAATTTGTTAATCATATAAGTTAATATAAAAAATTCTAGCTTAGATAAAAGCTAGAATTTCAAAAATAAACTTTCACGTGAAAAAATCTTATTTATATTTAATTCGTCACGGATGATGAATTTTCTTTAAAGTAAATATCAACAGTTGGTATAGCTCCTCTGAATCTAACGAATAGCATAAATGTAAAATACTTCGTAGTAACAGTTAGTGTTTTACCTGTAATTCTACAATTAACAAATTCGTTTGCCGATAATGTTTGAGCATTTAATTTGTCAATTATATTCGTACCTTTTTCTGATGTATTTATCATTACAGTAGAAGCATCTCTGCCCAGAATCATCGTTTTAAGAATATCACGTGTTACTGGGTCTGTTTTTAAATTAGCTTCAATTTTAGTTAAAATATTGCGTGATGCATTGAATATGCCAACGTTTGTAGAATATTCGTTTGGAATGGCGCCTTTTCGCCTAGTAGTTACCACATCATTAGTGATTAGTCTATACCATGCCACGGATTTGAGTTTGATAGATTCCGATAGTGAACCATAACTTTTGACTGAAACTGGTACATAAGTTACGTTTTTAGAATCTTGTTTAGTGTTAGTATGAACTTCAATATCTGCTACAGTATCATAACCGTGATTGTTAGCAACTAACTTTATGTCATGAATTTCTGTAGTATCAGTTTCGTATATATCTACTAATAGCAAATAAAGCTTAACGCCAGCTATAAACTTATCACATGCTTTCTTGTTAAATACGCTAAGATTGTTCAGATTAGAGAAAAGCGTATCAAATTGTGATGAGTGATATTTTTTATCGATAGTTTCATCTTTTCTTATTTTCTTAAATGTCGTATCGCAAGCGTCTGCTAAATAAACTGGAACTATACCAGCATCAGCGATTGGCTTTAATTTAGACTTACCTTTATCTTCTAGCGCAGAATAAAGATTAAACAATACAATCGGTGTTAATTCTGTTAAGTCTGAATTTCTAACGTTATTAACTCCGTTAAATCCTTTAACATCTTCGCCGGGCTTTACTACAAATCTGAATTTCATATTTTTAGTATCGCCTAGCCTATCAAAATACATAGTAATAGTATCTACAGTTTTAGAATACGTAGAAATCTTTTTACGTTCTAATTTGCTATATAAGTAGCTAGATTCTAGTTTAGACAAAACATTCATCAAGTTATCAGTTAATGCATTTCTAGCACTATTAGTAAATGTTTTATCAGCTGAGATATAGATTAGCAAATTATTTGGTTTAGAAAGAGCACGTTCAGATTTAGCTTCTACATTAAAATTAGCATAAGATGATTTTAATTCTGATTTTAAATCTTGTTCTATCAAATTAAAAGTATCTACCACTACTTCGTCGCTGAATTTAGCAGTGTCTAATCGCATAGCCTTTTCGACTAAATAACTGTGAATATCAATCATATCTTATATATGTCTTGATGTAATACACGTTTGGAATGCAGTTAAAAGCATTCCAAACGAAAACATCAGTTATAATTTAATAAAAACTAATCTCGTTTTAAACTGTTTCTAAATACAATTATTGCAGCACACAAATCAATAGCTGATCTATCGCGAGAGCCATAATTAACGATAGTCTTGTATGCTTTTGGTGAGCAAATAGATGTGTTAGTAGTATCGAAATTATTTGCTTCAACGATGCTCATAATTTGCTTACAAGCACCTCTAGCTTGTTCTTCCCAGTGTTTAACTTGCTGGAAATATTCTTTCATGTGCTTATTGTTATTACAATTGTTCGTAAAAGCATTGTAGATAGAAGTGATAATTGAATTAGCAACCATAACTTCCGGCGCTAATTCATTGTATAGTTTAGAGCCATTTGTATTTCTCGTAGCAGGATTATCATCTGTAGAAATCAGACTACTATTTGCGATTGGCTCTAATGTAGTATTATCACCGTCCATCACATCTGGTGCTACATTATCAGTGACAGGACCATCGTCTACTGCCGGGGATGTATTAACACTCTGTGCAGCCTGTGCTTGTTGCTGTGCAACTTCTTGATCTTTCTTTTTCTTATCTGCAGAAGCAGCTTTCAATAGAGAAAGCATATCTTCATGCAGCTGAAGATTATTTGACAAAATACTTGCAAATGATTTATTATCCATTATAGTACTTCCTTCCAATCTATAGTATTAGCTGCTTCGAACATCATAGCTAATTTTTCAAAGTTGTGTTCTACAGATTCGCCATTCAGATTAGCTTTTTTGATGATACCTTTCTTTTGCAATGCTCTTCTCTGTTTGCTATTCATCGATTTTAGCTCTTCTTTGCTAGGCGGATTTGCTTTGCTATAGCCAGCATGGCTAGGAATCTTAACATTAGTATCTATAGGTTCGTGTTTAGGTGATTCCATAGAAATATTAGTAGCTTTTTCGGTATCGACACTTTGATTCATGAAGTCTTCTTTTTCTTTGTTTTTGACTTCTTCTTCCTCTGCAGCTTTAGCTTCAGCTTCTTTTGCTTCCATATCTGATACAACTCTTTGACTTTCTTCATCAGCACTTCGTGTGATAGCTGCATTTAATGCTCTATCATTTTCTGCTTCTTTGTCACGTTCGCTTTGTGCCGCCATCTTAGAACGATCTTCATCAGTGATAGGTCTTACTATATTTCTAGTTGCTTCGAAATTACAAATGTAGAAATCTTTAATGTGACCATTATCTGGTGAATCAGTAGAATCTGTTAATGCGCCGGTGTTGATTTTATCAGCAAGTTCATAGTCGATTATAGATTCGCAAGGCTTGAATTGAATGCCTTTCACTGCGGTGGCAAATGAATTAACTGCATTAGTAATAGATTCTATAGATCTGCTGTTAGGAATTCTAGATTCAGATAATGCATCTACTAGTTTTTTGATGTTATCAAATTCTTTAGAAACAGCAGAGCTTAAGCAGTGCTTGCCGATGATAAAAACACCGTCCTTTAGATATGATAGTCTTAAACTCTTACTATATGTGTAAGTTAATTCAAGATTATCTTCTACAGTTTTAGCTATATTTTTCTTGCCAGTGATCGCATTAGCTAAGCCATGAGCTAACTTACCAGTTGCGTAACCGGCTAAATTACCAGCAGCTTTAACTGGCTTGGCCGCTAAGCTGCCAAGTTTATCTGCAGCTTTATCTGTTTTCTTAAACACTTTGTTAAACAAGTCTTCGTTTAACTTATCGTCAGTTAATAGTTCTGCTGCATTTACATAGGATTCAGTCACGTCTATGTTTTCATCTTTATCACTATTATCAAATGTTTTAGCATTAGATTGATCGCCCATAAGTTCGACGTAAGTTTTAAACTCCGTAAGCAATGGAGCAATTTTGCTAATTCTATCTGCAAATACGCCGAATCCATTAGATTCGCTATTTTCAGCCTGTTGCAATGCTATGCCATGATAATGATATTTGCCGTCGACTTTGACTGGATATTCTGCAGTCGATTTACCTGCTTGTAGATAATCGTCATCTGCTCTGTGTTTAGGGTGGCTTTGTATAGGATTGTTTCCATCTATAGTGTAGCCTAAAGCACGATTTCTTGCTTTGATGTCATCATCTAAATCAAATTCATTAAGCTTTTCTGATAGCCAAGAATGCAAATCTGTTGCAACATTTTCGCTATAACGTTTTATTTTTTCTGATTTAGCTAAATCTTCTGCTCTATCAGATTTACTATTCTTATAACCATCTTTCTTAGCAGCGCCAGCAACTAGCTCATCTAGTTCGATCGGCTTGTATTTAGCACATAGCGGCATATCTTCATGTGTAGAATGAAGGGCTAACAGATTCCATTGTCTTGCTAGATATTTGTTTACTACTTCGAAAACTTTTTCGCAAACAGCTACAGTTTTTTCGCCTACTTCAATAGACTGCCTAGAAGTTTCTTTATCTTTGGCATTTCCTTGATCAATTTTCTCACGTTCTTCTTGTACTGATTCAAATTTAGCTATCAAATTATTAACTGATGCTGCTTTATTTCTGATTTCTGTAGCAAGATTTTGATCAATACCTTCCAATTTTACATTATCATTCAGCGTAAGAATCTTTGCAACTACGTCGGATGAATCTTGCAATTCTTCTATAGTCTGATTTGCAAGATCTATGTCCTGTTTAGTAGATTCTTCTGATATCGCATTTTTAAGAGCTTCTATAGCTGAATCATACCTAGCAATGCATCTATCAGCTTCATCAGCTTCAATTTCAAATGTTTCTTCTGGTTGCTGTTCTTCTTCATTTAGCATATCCGCGAATGATACATCGCTAAAACTTTCAGCAGTAATAACTTTCTTATCATTTTTAATCTTTTTGAGTTCGTCTATGCCTTCTTTAATAGCTTTTTCTACATCATCGTATGATACTTCTAAAGAACGACCAGATTTGTCAAAACTTTCTTTAAAACCTACAGCAAATGATCTTAAAGTGCCCCAAATCAAAGAAGTGAGCTTCTTTCTTGCTTTGTGTACGTTAGGATTAGTAAGAATCTTAAGCACATTCATGCCGAGCTTAGGCACTAGCCATAGAGAACCCCATTTCTTTTCACCTAGTTTTTCATCTAGCCATTTCATAGGACCAGTAGACATAAACTTAAGACCGTGACCTGCTAAACGACCACGTCTAAATACACGTTCACCAGTGATTTTATTTTCAAACCAGTCTTTCTGTACAGTTTCTTGTTCTTTCTTAAGCGCTTCTACTACGCCATCGATGAATTTATTCATATAACGGTCATAGCTGGCTTTAAACTGATTATGATACTTCTTAGCAAAAGCATTTGCATAGGGAAGTGTCATAAGCTGATCTTCAGTAAAGCCACATTCCTTCTTTTGCGCATCGTTTAAGAATTCATAGTAAACACGTAGTGCAGCGTCAAGTGTCATCTTTTCGCTTAATCTGCTAAACATTTCCAATTCGCCAGTATAGTTGGAATATCTTCTAAAGCCAGCGGTTAATGTGCCCATCATAACATCTTGTTCTTGGGCAGTTAGCTTAGAAAAATCCATATCTGCTAATTTTTCAGCAGATTGACGTTTGCCATTTTCTGTAAATGCACGATTTGCTTCCGCAAACATAGCAGTACTTACGAATACCAATGCGCTACCGATATCACCATATAGTGAATCCATAGTAGCTATGTTGTGATATTCTGTACCAGAGAATGCTGCACGTCGACCAGCAGCTTTAGCAGCGGCTTTGTGTTTAGCAATCGCTGCAAAGCTGTCTGGAAGTACTTCAGACAAGAATTTCGAAGGTGATTTCATCTGTTTGCTATTTGGAATAGCGACTACAGCTTGTTCTACATTCTGTGAAGTAATATTACGACGTCCTAGAGGACCTTTTGTTAATGGCTTTTCAGATTCCTTTAATTCTTTACTAAGAACTGCTACTGGTGTAGTAAGGTTAATAAGCCAAACTAGCTTACAGACGTGATCATCTCTATCACGCCCTTTCATCAACGATAGAGCTGCACCAGCATCGCCAGAAATAAAATCATTCAAATCTGAAAGTGCATCTTGAGCATCTCTAGATTCCTTATCGTTGGCTAGTACTTGTTTTAATTGGCGTACTATTACGGTAAGTCTATCAAGAGAATCTTCGATTTGTTCAAGATTTTCTTCTTTCTTTCTGATTTCATGACTACCTGGATCAAACCAGATATTATATAACTTATCAATTTCTGCTGCAAGTGATTTATTTTTATCAGCTAGATCGTATATTTTCTTATCAGCCATAAGGTCCTACGTTTGTTTCAACTATATTATTTATAAATTGACAGTTTTTAGATGGCAAAAGACATTTTATTATACAATTCTTTGATTTTTATCTTCTCGATATAGCCATCTGGATGCTGAATTTCGACTTCTTCATCACCGCCTAGGCAAGCATATTCTTGGTTAAAATAAACAATGCCATTGTCGCGTATCATTCTGTCTCGCCAGTCATCGTCACGACCTTCAATTTCATTCCATTGTACTTTACAAGGGATAAATGAGTTCTGATTATTAACAGCCTTGACCCAAATATCGTAAAAATGGTTCATCCCTTTTGGCGTAGAGATCAAAATCAGCTTAGAATCACTTCTAGATGCCTGAGTCGGGAAAACTGACATCATAAAGTCTTCTGCAATAGCTGAATCTAGGTGGGCAAATTCGTCCACAAGCATGTAGTCAACTGTTTTACCACGAATAGAGCTAGATGAAGATGCTGCTGCGAAGATTTTGGTGCCGTTATCCAATCCGATACAGCCTTTAGTCCAACCGCCAATATCTTGGTTAATGCCTTGCTGAAGCCATAAAGGCAAGTTGATATATGCATCTTTGATACGAGCCATGATTTCCATAGCCTGTGATTCTTTGTTAGCCAAAACTGCGATAGTTTTGTTCTGCTTAAACAGTGCTAGCCAAGTCAGATACAGTGTAGCAATAGTAGTTTTGCCAGACTGTCTGCCGCTGCATGATTATACGATTATTTTTCTTTGGTACATTAGCTACTAAAGTTTCTACGATCTTTTCTTGATATGGGCGTAATTTAATTGGATGTGCACCATCATCAGCATTGATGTAAAAGTATGTAGCAAAAGTGAAAATATCTTGTGAGCATTTAAGCCACTCTTGCACTTGTTCGGCAGTCATTTCTACAACTTCGCCAGTGCCGCGTAATCTAGGATTTCCCTTAAACATAATAAATCTCCTAATAAGTTTATTTATTAGGAGATATATCTAAAATAAGAAAATATTAGTCTTAGAACTATGATTAAAATGCGTCATCTTGCACAGGATATGCAATATCATCGTAATCTTCATCTTCTTCTACATCAGTTATGTCAGTAGGCATTTCTGTGTAAATGAATTTTCTAACTGTGTTCTCGATCTTGTCTAGCTCAGTCACAATACGTTGAGATTTAACAAATGAAATTACAAAATCTACGATTTTGACGATCGTGCTAGAAACGCTTGGGTCGTAAGTGGCTAGATAATCCACATATGTGTCGTGAGTAGACCAATCTGTGCGATAATTGCCTGGAGCATCTAGTGAGTGCGTCCATCTGAAATTATTCGAAAATGTATCATCTGGCTGTGCAGTTTTATTATATCTATTGCCATTGTGTATGCCATTATTTTCTAAATTTTTGCAT